CGGAAGAAATGCGCGCCGCTGCTGATCCGCAGTATATGTATTTCAACACGCCACTGCCGATGGATGAGGCGTCGAGGATGGCGCGAGGGGACACACTATTTCCGACAGATGCTTACCATTCAACGCGCAGTGACTTCACAGAGTTTGGTAAGGGTGACGTCGGCTATCATGTTGGGACTGAAGAGCAGGCTACTGAGCGCCTAAGGGGAACTCGAGGGGAGTTTGGGGCTGAAGGTGAGGCCATTATCCCCCTCCGTCATAGCGTAAATAATCCGTTACAGACGGCGGACGCGGGAGATTGGAACGACGCGCGACGTGCAGGGCAGGTGCTTAGCCGAGGCGGTTTACCTGACGCCTCTAGCATACGCGAGGATGCGGTGGATATTGCCGAAAGTTTTATGGATAACTCCGATTGGCTTGCGTCGCAGGAAAACACAGACCTGCTTGATGATTTGCGCCGTAGCTTGCAAAGCGAGGGTTACGATAGCGTCAAGTATCACAATGAAGTAGAAAATGCTTACGGAAGCACGCCGGGGATGACCCGAGAAGCGAAGTCGAAATACAATGTGCTAAACAAAGAGTGGCACGAACTGCGTAAAGCCGAGGCGCTGCGCGCGGCGAAAGAGAACCCTCTCCCAGACCCGTCTACCGCGACTTCAGCGGACATAGAGGCATGGCTGAACAGTAAGATAGAGCCTGTGGACAATCCTGTCGAAAATCGAATGGCTGAGATTCGGATGCAGATGGACGACATCCAACGGACTGGGGCGAGCGACCCAACGTCAACCATTATCCTAGACCCAGCCAACGTCCGCTCCCGCTTCGCTCTTTTTGATCCTGAGTTCAAACACCTTCGCAACCTAAGCGCAGGCGTCGGCGGTATGGGTCTGTTGGGCATGTCATACCCACAGGAAGGGCAATACTGATGCCGCTTAAAAAAGGATCGTCAAGGAAGGTCGTATCTGCTAACATCAAGCAGGAAATGAAGGCCAAGAAGGGCAAGAAATGAGCATCTCGACCTACACCGAGTTGAAATCTGCGATTGCTGACTGGCTTTTGCGCGATGATCTGGCTGCGGTCATCCCGACGTTTATCAGCTTGGCCGAAGCGGATATCTCGCGCAAGGTTAAGCACTGGCTGAATGAAAAGCGCGTCTCCACGTCGCTCAACGAGCAGTACGAGATCCTCCCGGACGATTGGCTTGAGACGATACGCTTTGAGCATGAGGACGGCACAGAAATTCGCTTGGTCTCAACGGTCGACATGGCTCGGCTTCAAACAATCCGACCAAGCGCTGGCAAGCCCACAAGCTACCTTATCACGGCGGGCCAAATTAAATTGCACCCGACCCCAAGCGATGAGTTCCCAGTTTTTCTGACTTACAGCGCACGGATACCCGCGCTATCAGACGCCGCGCCGACGAACTGGATACTGACAAATCACCCCGACGCCATGCTGTATGGCGCATTGTTTCACAGCGCGCCGTACCTAAAGGACGACGAGCGGACCGGCGTATGGTCGGCACTGTATTCTGCCGCGATTAGTGATATGAATGCGCAAAGCGACCGGGCAAAGCATAGCGGCCCATTGGTTATGAGGATCAATAAATGACAAGCACGACATGGACCCAGAATGCTGGCATGGACAGCGGGACAGACAGTGACACGGTTTTAACGTACGCCGAAGCCGCCCAGGCCGCCGCTGAAGCCGCTGCCGCGTCTCAAGCATCCGCCGCCGCCTCCGTATTGGGTGCAGCCGAACAGGCGTCTGCATCGTCTGGATCTGCCAGCGTTGCGGAGGCCGCCGCAAATGCAGCAGCTGCAAGCGCATCGTCTGCGGAAACATTCGCCAATAGCGCAAGCATCGCGACAACACAGGCAAGCATCGCCACAACCGCAGCAGAGACAGCCACGACGCAAGCAAGCATCGCCACGACCGCAGCAGAGACAACGACAACACAGGCAGGCATCGCCACAACCGCAGCAGAGACAGCCACGACGCAAGCAGGGATTGCCACAACCGCAGCGGCAAACGCGGCGCTATTCGACGGGCCGAAGTTTGACAGCATCGAAGAAATGGCCGCCTGGGACGGGTTCGAGGACGGCGATGTCGCTGTCATCAACTTGACGGGCGAACGCTTTCCGTACGACGCAGACAGCACGGCAACCGCAGACGGTGCGCTTGTCGTTAACGCAACGGGCATGGGCGTGGGGCGGCTGGTCAGTAAGGCGACTGATTTTTCGTTGCCACAGGACATCTTACTCGATCAAAGAACATTCGATGACGGGACCATTCTATCTTCTCAGGGTGTTCGTGTAATCGCTAGAGACGCAGTGCAGCCTCTGCAAAATGCAGGGGGCCAATATCTTGAGTTTCTGCCGTTCAACCAAGGTAGCAATCTCGTGGCAACTGGACCGGGCGAGGTCAACACGATCAGCGACATTAATGCGGTTGCGTCAGATGGCGTGACTTATGCCGGTGAGTACATCAAGACGGTATTTAACCTTGACGGTGCCGATGCATATCAACTCCTCGCAAGCATGTATATCGCAACGCCCACCATCAACAATCCGGATGGCGCGACATGGCAGGATGCACCCGCGCTATTCATTCAAGGTCAGCCAAAAGATCCGCTCGACCAGTCAGGCTCAACCTCATTTGGCTTGTTCATTTTTGCCGGGCATAATCGCATTCGAGATCATCTGGTTGTCGGAAACTTTGATTTCTCGGATGATGTTCTGACGGCGAACGGTGGAACCGGAACAGATTGGACGCTGACAGTGCGCAATGAGGGCGTTGCACAGCCCAACATGTTTAGGGTGATTGAGCCGACGAAATCGGGAACCTCTGATCAGGCGGACCCCGGTTTTCCTATGCTCAGGATGCAGCCATTTGACGGTCAAGGCGCTTACTTTGAGGTCAGAACTGGTGGTGACATCGTGATGACGCAGATGGGAGGAGGTGCTTGGGAGGATGCAAATAAGAGCCGTGTCACATCCTACATTCTCGGCGTGGATTCAAACGGTTTTCTCACTGAAACGCAGAAGGTAAAAGTCGGAGTTGGAAATATCGACGTTGCACTGTCGAGCGGAGCAACAATTTCGCCGCGCGGGCCGATTGAAACGATACTACTTAATGGCACGGGCGACCCTTCGACCTACACACTACCGAGCGGGTTCGACGGACAGGAACTAATCTTGAAGGCTTCCCAGTCAAGCGCAACGCTTTCTCACACTGTCAACGGTTCCTTTCAGTTCGATCCTGCACAGTTCCCCGACTTCAACACGCCAAGTATCAGTATGCTGAACTTTGAAAGCGTTCACCTGATCTTCAGGGGAAACGGGACCAACCGCTGGGTCGTTGTGGGTCGGACGAAGCGATGAGGGACCACGCTGCCTTCTACGCATCCTTTCGCGCCCGTGGTTCGGACGTGTTCGGCGCGAAAGGGGACCCCCATGCGGAACATCACCGGAATAATCCTGCACTGCACTGCGACCCGCGCTGAGTGGTGGGCGGGCAAGAAAACGAAAGGACGCTGATATGACAAAGATTTACGCAAGCTGGAAAGACTTCCCGATGAGCCAGTGGCGCTGGCCTGACTTTAGCCCGCAGGAAATGGCCTGCCGTGGCACGGGGCGGCTGAAGACGTTACTGCATGGCGATAGAATCGCCGTCGTTGCTTTTCTTCGTCATAAATGAAAATATGCGGCAACGCCGCGATTGAAGATCAGGAGCTATTGATGGCAACCTTCACCTACACGAACCCGACTGTCGGCGGCTCCGAGGATACTTGGGGGACGACCCTGAACTCCAACTGGACCGCGCTCGGCGCGTTTTTTGGCTCCTTAGATAGCACAGAGCTTGCTTTATTGAGCGGAAAAACGGCGCAAGATTTTTTCCCGTCTGGTGGCATTATCATGTGGTCTGGCAGCATTGCCAGCGTCCCAAGCGGGTGGGTGTTGTGTGATGGCACGAATGGGACGCCTGACTTGCGCAACCGCTTCGTCGTTGGCGCGGGCAACTCATACGGCGTCGGCGACACGGGCGGCGCTGACAGCGTAACGCTTTCCACAGCACAAATACCCAGCCACTCGCACACATTCAGCGGCACGACCAGCGTCGAAGGCGCGCACTCGCACGGGAGCGTGCCGGCGACAACGAACGATACGGACCGAGGCCTTGGCAACAATTCGCTGTTTTCGATCGATGCGTTTGGTCAAACTGACGTGCAGGGCGCACACGCTCACTCGTTCAGCGGCACGACATCGACAGCGGGTAGCGGCAACGCGCACGAAAACCGCCCGCCCTACTACGCGCTTGCTTATATCATGAAGGGGTGAGCCTATGCCGCTAGTCCAACTCTCACCCCCGCCAGGGTTTCGCTACCACGGAACCGACCTTGAGAGCGAAGGCCGCTGGCGTGAAGGCAGCCTTGTGCGCTGGCGCGACGGCTCTTTGCGGCCTGTGGGTGGCTGGGCAGACCGGTTCGGCTCTGTGGTGTACGCAGCAGCCCCGCGCGGGATGATCGGCTGGGAAGACAATGCACAAACCAGATGGATTGCGGCTGGGACGTATAACAAATTATACGTCAGCAACCCCAGCGGCACGACATACGACATCACGCCCGTCGGGCTTGTTGGCGGCACAGAGGACGCGGCGGTCAACACCGGGTATGGAAGCGGCCTTTATGGCATTGGCTTTTACGGCCAAGCACGGCCAGACACGGGCAATTATTCCGAAGCGACAACGTGGTCGATGGATACATGGGGGCAGTATTTGGTCGCCTGCTCCACTGCGGACGGCAAACTGTACGAATGGCAGATCAATGCCGCCACGCCCGCTGCGGTAATAGCAAACGCGCCCGTTGATAATCTTGGGGTTCTTGTAACCGAAGAACGGTTCGTCTTCGCCTTGGGCGCTGGTGGCGATCCGCGAACAATCGCGTGGTCTGACTTTGAAGACAACACGCTCTGGTCGCCGGCAAGCACAAACCAAGCGGGCGACATCCAACTGCAATCTTCAGGCCAAATCGTGGCGGGCGTCCGCACGCAGGGGCAGTCTCTAATTCTGACAGATCAGGATGCGCACCGCGCGGTCTACGTCGGCCCCCCGTTTGTGTATCAATTCGAGCGCGTCGGATCTTCCTGCGGCCTTGTCGCCCGTAAGGCGATCACCGACACCCCAGCGGGCGTATTCTGGATGGGCCAGAACGGGTTCTTTGGATACAACGGTTCTGCCGTTCAGGAAATCAAATGCGACGTTTGGGACAAGGTATTTCTCGACATCAACACCGCCCAAATCAGCAAGACCTGGGCCACCACGAACGGCCAGAACGGCGAAGTCTGGTGGTTCTATTGTTCTTCCAATAGCCTTGAGATCGACCGCTACGTCGCCTTCGACTATAAGGAAGGCCATTGGCTCATGGGCGATCTGTCGCGCACGTCGGGCATTGATCGCGGTATCTTCCGCACTCCAATTTGGGCTGACGCGGACGGGTCTGTTTACGACCACGAAACCGGCTTCAACTATTCCGGCGGAAATGTTTTTGCCGAAACCGGACCCTTCAAGATCGGCGCGGGTGATAACCTCGCAGTCGTGACCGACTTGGTACCGGACGAAGTCAACCTCGGCGACGTCACGACCACGTTCAAGACTCGATTATACCCGACGTCTGCCGAAGCCTCACACGGCCCCTACACGATGGCAAACCCGACCAGCGTACGGTTCCAAGGCAAACAGGTGAGGATGCGCGTCACGGCGGCTGTGAACGGCCCGTGGAGGGTCGGACGATTTCGCTTCAACGTGAAGCAGGGTGGCAAACGATGAGCGGCCTACTTCCGCCCCCTGTCGGCCCAGACTGGAAGGTGTGGGCGCGGCAAGTCTCAACCTACCTGTCGCGGGCGCTGCCGAGCCTGATCTTCAAGACCGGGGGCGAGACGGCGGCCACGAACGGCATTCTGCTTTGGGATGACGTGTCCGGATATCCGGTCGTCACCAAGAACGGCGAGTTCCGCCAGATCGTTTTGTCAGATGGGCAGTATGAGGGTTCGGTCACAACGGACCAAGTTGCTGCGGTAATCAACACGCCGTATGCAATTGTCTACACGCCCGCGACGGCTGACGGGATCACGAACGGGACGCCTGCGTCTCGCATCGTATTCGAGGAGGCTGGCCACTACATGGCGAGCTTTTCGGCTCAGATCACAAGCACGTCATCCAGCACTGTGACATTTTATTTTTGGCCGCGCATCAACGGCTCCAACGCGCCGAACTCAACTATCGTTGCGTCCTTGCACCAGAACGACGCCACAACTGTTGTAAGCCGCGCGACGACGTTTGACGTGCAGGCGGGCGACTATTTGGAAGTCATGTGGGCGGTCGATCGGCTGGCTGGGTATCTTGAGGCGACTCCGGCGACTGCATTTTCACCAGCGGCACCGGCCACCACGTTGGGCATAACGAGGATTTACGGATGAGCGATGTAAAGACATATTACATCCCGGCGGATCTTTTGGATAAGCACTGGCCCACATTCGGCCCGATGATCGAGCTTGCGCAAAAGCGCCTCGATGACCAGTTCGGCATGGATGACGTGGAAGGTTGGGTGCGGTCGGGGCAATCCCTGCTGTGGGGCATTTACGTTGACGGCAAGCCGATGGCTGCAATGCTTACGACCGAAAACAAATACCCCCGCAAGCGTGTCATGGTGATTGAAATGATCGGCGGGGAGCGGGCGGATTTATGGTCCAAGCCTGTGCTGGATGAATTGGCGAGAGTGTCAAAAGCCGCAGGCTTTGATGCAATAGAAACACGCGCACGTTCTGGGTGGTCAAAAATGGCCAAACAGTATATGTTTAAGCTCAAGCACGTCGCCTATGAACTGGAGTTATAGTCGTGGGACAAGGTAAGCAAACCACAACGCAAGAGATGCCGAAGTTTCAGCAGGATTACCTGCAACAAACTGTCTTGCCTTTTGCGCAACAAGTATCTGAAACCCCCTTCCAAGCGTACACGGGGCAGATGGCTCCGGAAATGAGCGCCTACACGCGGCAGGCCGCTGATATTTATGGGGGCATGGCTGGCCAAGATCAGACACAGCAGCTCATGGATACCACGCAGGCGCTCTACAACCCGTATCAGCAGAACGTCATCGACACGTCGCTGGCTCAGATGGGGCGGCAGCAGCAGAAGGCGCTGACCGGGCTTGAGGGGCAGCTTGCCGGATCTGGGGCTTTCGGCTCCCGTGGCGAGGTAGCGCGCGGCGAGTTTGCGGCTGGCAACTTGGCATCTCAGAACCAGCTTATCTCCCAGATGATGCAGCAAGGGTACAGTGAGGCCCAAGCGCGGGCGATGGGTCTAATGCAGGCACAGCAGGCACAGCAGGGTGCCGCAGCAGCGGGCTTGACCGGCATCGGCGGTATGGAGACGGCGCTTAGCGGTGCGAACCTTAGCGCCTTGCAGAATGAGTTTATGCGCGAGCAGCAAGACCCGTATCAAAAACTGGCGGCCTTGCAGGGCGGCGCGGGCGCAATTCCTGGCGGATATGGCACAACGACCGAGACACAAAAGAAGGGCTTGTTTGATTATTTGACGCTGGCTGCGACTGCGGCAAGCGGAACAAACTTCATGTCCGACATCCGCCTCAAAGAAAACATCCAGCCGATTGAAGCAGTCGGCGGCGTTCAATTCTATTCTTGGGATTGGAACGATGAGGGCAAGAAGGTCGCCCACAAAGATCAGCCGACGTTTGGCGTCATTGCTGACGAGCTTCAGCAAACGCATCCGCACTTGGTTGAGCGCGGCGGCGATGGGTATCTGCGGGTCAATTACACGGGACTCGCAAACGAGTTGGGTGCCTAAATGGTTGACTGGCGGCGCGATGACCGAGAACTGCTTGCACGCATTTTAGCGGCGGAGGCGGGCAATCAAGGCCCAGTCGGCATGACCGCGACTGGCAATGTCATTATGAACCGAGCTAATTCGCCAGGGTATGGCGAAGGTGTTCGTGGTGTCATTATGAAGCCTGGCCAATTTTCTCCAATGAACAGCGTGACCGGATACGCAGGCGGAGAGCAGGGGCAAAACATTGACGCGATATCTCCCAGTGAAACGGCATATATGGTCGCGGATAGTTTGCTGTCTGGCACGGCGGGGGACATCACTGGCGGCGCAACGCACTTCTACAACCCAAAAATTTCAAACCCATCGTGGGCGCGGGGCGTAGATTTTACACGAATTGGCGACCATTTATTTGGTAGAGCTGACGCACCTCGCGGAAAACCACGCGCGGCTAACACGACACAGAGGAGCAAACCCATGCCGCAGCAAACCATGCCCCCACAACAGCCCCCACAGCAGCAGCCGCGCGGCATTCTTGAGATGTTCGGCGTTCAGAAGATGGACCCGGAGGCCCAAGGCGAAACGGCTTTGCCTTTCTACCAGCGTCCGACGTTCAGCAACCTTATGGGTGACTTGGCGGTTGGCTTTAACTCCATGCGCCTGCGCCCCGACGAAGGGCTTGCCCAGCGCATTGGCGGTCGCCGTCAGCAACGTGAACAGCAGGCTCAAACCAACCGCTCGATTGAGTATCTTTCACAGCAGCCCGGATCTGAACCATTTATTGAGTATATCAATGCTGGCATGAGCGTCCCTGCGGCTTTGCAGGCGTATCAGCAATCACGGATGGCACCGAAGCCGACAGCTGGTATCAGCGTTGAGGGTCGAATTGTGAACCCTGTTACCGGTGAAGTGATTTACGAACCGGACACAACGGGAAAGCCGACTTTTGACGTAAAACAAGTTGAAAGCGCGCGCAAAGAGTTTACGGGGCTTCCGCAAGTCAAATCTTTCGCTGACCAGACATCTGCATATGGTCGCGTCATTAAGTCGGCGGAAGACCCTTCCCCAGCTGGCGACTTGGCGTTGATCTTTAACTATATGAAGGTTCTAGATCCGGGTTCTGTCGTTCGCGAAGGTGAATTTGCAACGGCACAAAATGCCGGATCAATTGACGAAAGAACACGCGGGATTTACAACCGAATCGTATCAGGCGAGCGGCTATCTGAATCACAACGCGCGGATTTCGCAGACCGCGCGACGCGTTTGTATTCCGGCGCTGAAGATCAATATCGCTCTATCGCAGGACAATACGCAGACTTCGCAACCGCTGCGGGTTTGCCGCCTGAGCAGATCATCCCAGACTTTGGCTTTGCCGGTGATCTTTACAAAAAGCCATTGGCACTTACGCCGCCGCCCGCGCCTGCCGGAACCACGCCCGAAGATTGGGCAACGGCTTGGGAAAATATGTCTGACGAGCAGCGTCAATTATTTATGAGCGGGGGGCAATAATATGGCCGATATGACACCGGCGCAGCGCGCGGCATATGAATCAGCGCTTTCTAAGTCAAAAGAACGTATTGCAAAAAAGGAAGCCGTACCAACGCAGCGCACGCGAATGGCGGCCCAAGGTTTAACGCTTGGCTTTGCGGACGAAATCGAGGCGCGGGCGCGGGCGCTTGCCACTGGCACGCCTTACGAAGACGTGTTGAATGAAATTGGTGGATCGATAAAAGCATATCAAGAAGCGCGCCCGATTGAATCAATGGCTTACGAAGTGGGCGGGGCGGCTATTCCTGCGCTCGCATCCATTGCTGCGGTACCGTTTACCGGCGGAACATCAACAGCGGCGATGGCTCCAACATTGGCTCGCATGGGGCTTATGGGAGGGCTTGAGGGCGCAGCTTATGGGTTCGGCACTGGTGAAGGCGGCGTCGGCGAACGCTTGGCGCGCGTACCTGGTGGAGCCGTTACCGGAGCGATTGGTGGGGCCGTTGGTGGCGCGGCTGTTCGTGGTGCTGGTGGTGCGGTCACGGCACTGACCGACAGTGTGCGGCGCTTGGTTGGGCGGCGCGGTTCCAGTATCGTTGAAAATGAAATTCAACGCCTTGCAGAGCAAACGGGCAAGACCGCTGACCAAATAGCGGATGACATTATGAAGGGCCGTATTATGGCCGAAAACAAAACAATCCGACAGGCGGTGCGCGGTTATCAAACAAGCGGTGGCGAACCTACTCGAATTTTGACTGAAGGATTAACGCCAAGACCTGCTGAAACAAGATCCGCAGCCATGCAAGGTATGCGTGAATATCTCTCTGACGTTAGCGAGCCAAGCGCATTGCAGGCGCAGCGCAGAAGCGAAGACATCACACGAACAGCAGAGCGCGCGGCATATTCTCAATTTGAAAATGTTCCAGCGCCAGATGACGTTGTAAGCGCGCTGGCCGATACGTTAAGCCGCGTGCCGTCTGCATCAAAAGAGGTCGAGATTGCTTTGCGCGCTCAAACAGGGCAAGCCCCATTCTACAAAATACTCGATGACGGTAGCGTTGAGTTTACGCGCACCCCGACATTGATGGAGGCAGAGCGCGTCAGGCGTGCCGTGGGCAACCGTGCGACCGCACTCTACAAAGAAAGCATGGGCGGGGCAGGTGAAGCTGTTTCGGGGGCCGAGGAAGCATTGCGCAGTGCAGTTGACGTGTCATCCCCACAGCTTGCCGCCACACGGGCGCAGGCAGCCGCTTTGCGGACGCAACGGGACACCTTCAAGGCTGGCAAAAACGCGATGACCGGTGATGTGTACGAACGGATGATGGAATTTTCAGAACTCACATCACCGGAAGATATCAACGCGTACCGCGCGGGATTGATGGCAGCGCTTGAGGCGCGGGCGACAACAGGATCAAAGCAAAGCATGGTCAGGAATTTGACCGACCCTACAACAAAAGAAGGCATAATCTTGCGCCAAGTGTTTCCAGAGGATCAGCTCGATGATGTTTTGTACAAATTGGAAACAGCCAGCGAAGCGCAGACCACAGTCAGAAAAGTTTTGGATGGGTCTGACACGACGGCCACATTGGCAGAAAATGCGCGGCGCGGGCTTGGCTTGTCGGCAAGCGATATGATGGGCGCATTGTCTGGCAGCCCAGATGCGATTATAAGTGTTGCACAGAAGGTCGCTGGCCGCTTTGGCCGAGACCTGACTGACGCAGAGCGGGGACGCGTGGCACAAATCTTGATCTCAGAAGACCCAGACTTTGTGCGGCGCGCGATAGCTGACGAAAGTGGACTCGCCGCTTTACAGCGCCGCGTTGAGGAAATATCTGCGCAACTTACCAAAGGCGCGCGCAGATCCTCTACCGTTGGCGGAGCGCAGCCTGGCGCGGCAATGTCCGGGACCGCTGTTCGCGGCCTGTTGGCCCAATAAAAGGAAGCACCATGAATCCCGAAGATATGATTGGCGATGACGAAATCGTAGACATCCTTGAAGACAGCATGGACGTTGACGAGGAGGAAGAAACGGGCGCAGGGCCAGAGCCTTTGACCGACGACCAGATCGAGGGGATCTTGTCCGGCGCGATTGAGGACGCCGTTGACTTTATCGAGAGCGACATCGCCCCCGACCGGATCAAGGCGCAGCGATACTTCGATGGTGAGAGCGACATCGGCCACGAGGATGGCCGCAGCAAAGTCGTATCGACCAAGGTGCGCGACGCGGTGCGCTCCGTTAAGCCAAGCCTGATGCGGGTGTTCCTGTCATCCAGCCGTCCGGTCGAATACATCCCGCGCGGCCCAGAGGACGTTCTAATGGCCGAGCAGGCCACAGAATACATGCACTACAAATTTGCAGAGCTGAACGGCTTTCGGGTTTTGTCGGACGCATTCCACGACGCGCTGGTCAAAAAGACCGGCATCGTAAAGACGTATTATGAAGAATACGACAAGAGCGAAATCCACACGTTCACCGGCCTGAGCGAAGCGCAATATCTTGCGGTGATGATGGACCCGGATGTTGATGTGCTGGAGCATTCCGAAAACATTGATGACACGCAAGTCGCCGTTGACGGTATGCAAATGCCTGAAATGGTATCGCGCACGCACGATTTGAAGATCATCAAGCGGGCAAGCACGGGCGACATCTGCATGGTATCTGTGCCGCCGGAGGAGTTCTTCATTGATCGCGGCGCGCGCTCGATTGACGATTGCTATATCTGCGGACACCGCAGCGATATGCGCGTCGGCGATCTTGTCGAAATGGGCTTTGACTTTGACGAGGTCGTCGAGCTGGACAGCTCCAGCAGCTTTGCCGACATGAGCGTTCTTGAGAACGAAGCGCGGCGCGGGTATAGCGTCAACCCCGACGAAGAACAGAACGCCGTTGACCCGTCCAGCAAGCTGGTGATGGTCACGGAGGCGTACATGCGCATGGACGTTGACGGCACCGGCACCCTGATGCTGCATAAGGTGATCTTGGGCGGCACAAGCTACAAGTTGCTGTCGGTTGAGCCTTGCGATCAAATCCCGTTCGCGGTTTTCGAGATTGACCCGGAGCCACATGCGTTCTTTGGTCGGTCGATTGCGGATCTCCTGCTTGATGATCAGGACGCGGCGACGTCGGTTATGCGTGGTATCTTGGACAACGTGGCGATGACCAACACGCCGCGCATCGGGATCGTCGAGGGCCAGGTTGACGTTGACGACGTAATGAATAACGAAATCGGCGGGATCATCCGGATGCGTCAGGCCGGTGCCGTTCAGCCGTTCTCGGTGCCGTTCGCTGCGGGGCAGACTTTGCCAGCCATGCAGTACCTCGACCAAATGATTGAGGGCAAGACAGGCGTAACGCGGGCCTCTATGGGCCTTGATCCGGATGCCTTGCAGTCCACGACCAAGTCTGCCGTCACGGCCACCGTACAGGCCGCTGCGGGGCAGACAGAGGTGATGGCGCGCAATCTTGCGGAAGGCGGTATGCGTCAGCTGTTCAAGCTGATGCTGAACCTGATCGTTAAGCACGCCGACGCGCCCAAATTCATGCGCCTAAATGGCGAGTTTAGCGAAGTTGACCCCCGCGTGTGGGATACGTCGATGGACCTGTCGGTCAACATCGGCCTCGGCACCGGGCGCGAAGAAGAAAAGGCGGCGGCCTATCGCGAAGTCTTGGGCTTGCAGATGCAGGTTTACAACCAATACGGGCCAGGCAATGGCGTGGTGTCATTGGTCAACATCCGGAACACCGTCGCCGACATGATGGCGTCGGCGGGGCTTCGCAATAGTGAACGGTACTTCCAGCCCATCACGCCAGAGTACGAACAGCAGCTTATGCAGCAAGCGCAGCAGGCCGCACAGCAGGCAGCCCAAGGGCAGCCGCAAGATCCGCAGGCTGCGGCGTTCTTGCAGGGCGAGCAGATCAAGGCGCAAACCCGCGCGCAGGCCGACATGATGAAGGCCCGGATCGACGCTCAAAAGATGATGATGGAAGATGATCGTAAGCGCGATGAAATGTATCAGAACATGGCGCTGAAGAATGCAGAACTGCAAGGAAAGTTCGGCCTTCAGGCCAGCGAACAGCAAATTCGCGCCGAGCAGGAACGCCAGCGCATGATCAACCCGATGGGATCTTGATATGACGCCGGAAATAAAAGCCGAACGGGCCAAAACAATTTTAGCCGATAATGTTTTCATTGAGGCGTTTGATATGGTACAAAGCCAATATGTTGGGGTATTCAAGCACCCCACATCGTCAGACGATGAAATTATGGAAGCTGCTCGGATGGTTCGGGCGCTGGCGCTTGTAAAGGGGCAACTGCAATCCTTCGTGGATACGGGCAGACTCCTTGAGCGCAAAAAGAATGGAAAGGGTCGGCAACGTGCAAGCGACTGATCTTGGAAGTGTTGAGGCCATTGCGGCCTCTATTGTTGATGCCCCGGTTGAAGAAGAAATCGCGGCAGAAGAATTGACGGACGAGGTTGAGGCCGATGAGGTTGAAGCCGAGGAAGTTGATGAAACATTGGACGCAGACGATGCGGACGATGGCGAAGAATATGACGAACCAGAGGCCGAGGAGGTTCAAGAGGAGCCAGCGCATGGCGAGCTGTACACCGTAAAGGTTGACGGCAAAACCAAGCAGGTAACCCTAGATGAGCTGACCCGTGGTTACTCAGGACAGGCATATATCCAGCAGAACCTGGAACAAGTTGCTGAGGCCAAGAAGGCCATGCAGCAGCAGTATCAGGAGATGCAAAACGAGAGGCAATTCTTGGCTGAATTGCGTCAAAAGGCAGAGCAAGGCCAATCTCTAATTCCGCCTAAACCCCCGTCGAAAGACCTCTTTGAAAAAGACCCAATCGGGTACATGGAGGCCAAGATAAACTACGACGAGGACGTTGCAGAGTTCCAGAAACAGCAGCAAATGCTGCACGTCATGAAACAGCGCGAAGCGACGGAAAATGACCAGCGCCACATGCAATATCTGCACCAGCAGATGAATACCTTGCAGGAGCGTATCCCCGAATTTGCGGACCCCAAAAAGGCACCCGCGTATCGGGACAAGATGATCCAAGCGGGCGTCAATTTTTATGGGTTCAGCCCGGAAGAATTAAGCTCCCAAGCAGATGCGAGGCAAATTGCTGTGCTAAACGACGCGATGAAATACCGCGAGATGCAAGAGGCCCAAGGCGTTGCACGCCAAAAGTCAGACGGCGCTCGCCCGGTAGTGAAGCCAGGAACGAAGCGAAATGAGCGCACTTCACAGGTGAAGAAGGCTCAACAAGTCGCCTCTCGGATGAAGAAAACCGGCAGCGTCGATGACGTTGCTAAATTCCTGCTGAGTTAATTAAAGGAGCCTTATCATGGCCGTTACAGCAAACACCAACGAGACCTACAACGTCTCGACTATCCGCGAAGACCTTCAGGACGCGCTGATCTCGATCAGCCCGACCGAGACGCCATTTATGACCTCGATTGGTCGTCGTGATGTGAAGAACACATACTTCGAATGGCCCGTGGTCGAACTCGCCGCGACATCCACGTCCAACGTGGTTATCGAAGGTGAATCTGCGCCCGGCAACGACGCGCCCACCAACGCCAAGCGCCTGGCAAACTACACACAGATTTCTGACAAAGTCGTCGAAGTGTCTGACACTGCCGACAGCGTAAACGGTGCGGGCGACGTCCAGACCGTTGCCAAGCAGATCGCCTACAAGCTGAAAGAGCTGAAGCGCGACATGGAGCAGATGCTTGTTGGTCACAACAACGCTGCGGTTGCAGGCGCATCCGGCACGGCGCGCGAAACCGCGTCGCTGTCTGCCTTCCTGACGTCGAACACCAGCCGAGGCTCTGGCGGCGCGAACGGTACGCTGTCCGGCACGACTGAAGGCTTCCCCAACGCCGCCGCGACTGACGGCACGCTGCGGGCGCTGACAGAGGACATGCTGAAAGGCGTCATCGCATCCTGCTGGGATGCCGGTGCCGAACCGTCTGTCGTTCTGTGTGGCTCTGGCGTAAAGCAGAAGATCTCGTCCACCTTCACCGGATCGGCAACTCGTTACCGCGATATTTCCGACCAGAAGATCGTGGCCTCGATTGACGTTTATGTGTCTGACTTTGGCGACGTCCAGATCGTGCCATCGCGCTTCATCCGTTCGCGCGATGTGTTCGTTCTTGACCCCTCGATGGCGCGCGTGGCCTATCTGCAAAACACCAAGCAGAAGCCACTCGCCCGCACCGGTCACTCTGACCGCAACCTGATCTCCGTAGAGTACGGCCTTCAGGTAGATACAGAGGCCGCGCACGGCATCATTGCGGACATCAACCCCGCACTGTAATATAACAAGAGGGGGCTGGTTTCCGGCCCCCTTTTCTACCGAACGGAGAGAAGCATGAAGATCAAGATTTTAGGAAATCGTGGACCGTGGATTGACGGAAGCCCCCGCCCCGACGGCTGGGAAGGCGAAGTTGACAACGAGCTTGGCGAACACCTTGTTGAGAATGGCCTGGCCGAGACCAAAAAGGGCCGTCCGAAGAAGGACGAAGAATAATGAATTGGCGTCTGACCGATAACGGCGTGATGGAGCGCATGATCGAGGAAGACGGCAAGCTGCATGTTCAGCGGTCAATGGGGAACCTTGAAAGCCTCTTTGACCAGAACAAGGCTGAGGCGGATCTGCTGAACGATCAGAGCGGCATTGGCCGGTCCAACCGGCTGGTTGGCCGCATTGATATGGTGACTGCCGAAGGTTGGTCGCGTGAGTGCGGCGCGGCGATTGGAACGGCTGAGTTCGCGGCGTATTGCAAGAAGAAGATCATGGACGGGGACTTTTCCAAGTTCAGAGTTGAGGGCAACTAAACATGGCTGACGAGCTAAACATCCCGACCCACCGCTGGTACCAAAAGCGCAACCACATCGCGCTGGCCAAAAAGGACGTTTCTCGTCAGTACATTTACGACAGCGGCATTCAAAAGATTGACGCTTGGATCAATTCGCAGCCTTGGGGCGACGTGTACATCGTCAATCGTCTTAGCCCGAAGATGGTTTTCGACTTTGACGAAAACTACTACCGCACAGACGGCACAGCTACGGACCTTGTCAGTGCTGCCACCCACACGCGGGCAACTTCCGCAACCTATGTCGATGCTAACGGTACTCTGCAAACTGCTGCAATTAACGAACCCCGCGTAGGCCACCACATCTGGAATGGTTCTGCTTGGGTGGACGAAGGGTACTTGCACGAGAGCGAAGCGCGGACGAACCTTGCAGAGAACTCAAACGGGTTTAACACGGCTAGTTGGTCTTTGTTTGATGGTACTGACACGCTTACGTCCGCTGCCGCAGTTTCTCCTGACGGAAGCGCAAATGCTTGGCTGTTTGCTCCTGACAACACCAACGGCGTACACATTTTGCGAAACCCGCATACGTTCACAGAAAATACGACTTACACCATTTCGGTTTTTATAAAGGCTTCGGGTCGTAGGTATATACAACTTGTTTTTGGGGGGCAGACTTTAGGTTTACCATCATATGATTATAGAAGGGGTGTATTCGACCTTAATGACGGGACAGTACACACAGACCCGACTGACGGTGATGCTCAAATTCAAGCATTTGGTAATGGGTGGTATCGTTGTTCTGTTATTGTTACTACCGCATCCTTTGCTGATCCTGCCGAGTATGAAGCAAACTTAGACATCTACCATGCAGACACGACAAACCCGACGTCAAATACTATTTCTGATGGTAACGGAACAGACGGCATCCTCATCTACGGCGCACAACTCGAAGCAGGCTCCACCCCAAGTTCCTACATCCCCACAGCAGGCGCTGAAGTCACACGCGCTGCGGATGCTATGACAATCCCTGCGGCTAACTTGCCGTGGCCTGAGCCTGTGGTCATTGGGCCTGAGTTTGTGACGAATGGGACGTTTGATACGGATACGGATTGGACGAAGGGGACAGGTTGGACAATTAGTGGCGGTGTTGCTTCTTTTGCCACCGCTGGTTCCGGTGCAAACTTGGGGCAAGCGATCTCAACTGAGGTTGGTAAGGTATACGAAATATCTTGCGATTTATTGTCAACGGACACTGCGCTTAACTATTTTTATGTTTCGGCAATTTTACCCAGTCAGGTTTCACCTGAAATTGGCGTTGATCTTGGCAGAAAGACTTTTGTGTTTGTGGCAGATTCTACAACAACTACTGTTGGACTTCGTGGCTCATCTTTATCCACAGCTACCTTCGACAACGTCTCCGTCCGCGAGATCAACCCCCTCGCAGTCTCTATCCAAATGGAAGGGACGATGACGTATGCTGATACTGGCGAGGTTTCAGCAGCTACCTTTGTTAATTGGGTTTTGGACTCCAACAACGAAATTAGAATTGCGCTTCAAACATTCGCCAGTGATGTGGGCCAAGTGAACTTTCTCCAAGACCAATCTGGATATACTCAAGTCGAGGTTTCCTCGGCCATAGATGCCTACTCCCCCGGCATCAACGTCCCGTTCAACATTGCATCACGTCATGGCTCTACCTTTGTCAATGGTGCGGTCGATGGTACGGCATTCACGGCGAACCTGACACCTACGGCACTGCCATACCTTGAAAACACGGATATGCAGATCGGGTATGACTTCAACGGTACAATCAAACTGGTTCGTGTGTGGGCTGATGATCTGACAGATGAAGGCATAGAGGAGGGATCGTCCAATGTTTGAAGAAGAAACACCCAAGACAGACTTCTACATCAAGCTTGCATCTGAGGCTGATATGCCTACGGTGCTGGCACCCTTCTATCATCAAGACACAGAAACGCTTGTTGACGACGAAACAGGGGAAGAAACTGTTATCAACGTG